CCTTGCGCTGCCATGCTGGGGTCTTAGCCATAAAACACCATAATAGTCGTGTTGGACAGTGTGGCATGCACGTCGGTATCAAACTTAATACCTTCGCCGGGCACAATAATATGTGTGACCCCCGCCGTTGTCGGAGCAGTAAACGAAAACTTCGTCGTACCGCCCGATCCACCATCCTTCAAGACTACTGTGCCAGCCGACGCGAAAGTAACCGTTACCGCCTTCACTCGTGTAGGAGCGCCATAAGCAGTGTTAGTAGAAGTTATCTGCGTCGATTTAACGTCTGTTTGCATAGCCATGACGGCCTCCTATTAGACGTTCTGCTGGCCTTCGAGCGGATCGGCAACGAAATACTGAATCACGCCAGACATGCTCCCGGTACCTGCGCTGCCGCCTACGCGGGCAGTGATATACACCATTTCCGTTGCAGACATTACTACGCCAAGCGAAGTGCCCGAACCAGTTGCACCGGGGGTAATCGTGCCAACGACGTTGCTGGCGTTATCCAGCAGACCCGCGCCAGTGTTAGTGCCAGAGGTGTAGAGCGTGAAACCCATGTCAGTCTGGCCAGTAGCTGCGTCGCCAGTGAAAGTAATAGACATGATGCGAGCGCCAGCGGGGAGGATGAGTGCAGGTGCGCCAGAAGTAGAAGAGACCGCGACGTTAGTAGAGCTTGCAGCAGCAACGTCGGCGATGTAGAAAGTAGCAGCCATCAGGCCGGAACCACAATACGCGGTGCGAGTCTGATCGCCACCGCCCGAACGCCAAATACTTTGGGTAGTAGAAAGTGCCATTTGAATTTTCCCTCATGCGGTTAGGTGCGCCAATCTGCATGAAGTCAGGCCGGGGACCTGTTTGGCACACCGGGTAATCCCCGGATAACTACAGAATACAACAAAAGGGGGGTTTTGCAACCCCCCTAGGATCAGCCCTGCGAACCGTACATGCCCAGCGGGTCAGACCAGCCGAACGAGTAACGCTCACGAGACTTGTAACGTACGTTCCCTGTATCGAAATCTCCGTCCATTGAGTTCTGGAGCGGGACACGAACAAAGTGCTTCATGCCGTTTGGTACGTCAGTCGTCAGGAACCACGCGTTAGTGTCAGTCAAGAAGTGGTTAATGGTGTAACCCTCTGGGATCGAACCATTGTTCTTGAGTGCGTTCACGTCGTTGTCGTTAGTACCGACACGGAGTTCGGTTTCCAACAGACGGGTTGCAACGAACTGAAGGCCCGGAGGGACAATCAGCTTCTTCGGCTTAGCGGCAATCAGCAGACCACGTTCGTCCGTCCAAGCAGCGATTTGGATCACTGCGTTCTCAAGCGAGGTTTCGTTGAGATCGGTTGGAGTAGTTGGGATGTTGCTGTTGGTACCGCCAGATACCAGCGGGTGGTTATTTGCAAACAGAGCGACACCATCACCACCCGGATAGGATGCTGAGAAGCCGTTGTTTAGAACCGCAGCAGCTTTTACCTGCTTGGTGTACGACATGGCACGAGCCAGCGCTTTGGTATAACGAGCCGACAGGCTGTCATACAGGTTGTCTTCGATGGCCTCTTCGGTCAGCGAGAAACCCAGAGCGATGGTTTCGTGGTTGTATCGAGCGGTCCATGCTTCCTGCGCATTGTCATACGCAATTGCAGAACCTTCGTTTTTCACCGGAGCTGCCGAGAAGCCGGACAGCTTGGTTTCTTCTTCGAACGAACGCTCGGAAGTCTCAGTTTCGTAGATTTCCTTGTGCTCTTCGCCGTAACGAGCGTACTCCAGACCGAACAAGGCGTTCAAGCCGGGGAGCAGCTCTTTCAGTAGTTGTGCGCGTGAAATAGCCATGATTTAGCTCCTTAGCTTACACCGGTGGTGTTGTTATATTGATGCAGGTTGATCTTAACGATAATCTCTGGATAACCAGTAGAAGTCGCTGTATCAGGAACCACATCAATTACACGCAGTGGCAGAGTATTTGAGGTATCTTCCGAACCAGCCAGTGCCGACATAGTCGAATCACCAGTAGTTGTAGAACCGCCGCTACCCAGATCCAAGGAAATGTTGTAGCCGATAGAAACGATGCTTGTGGTGTTAACCACTACACTGTTTGCGTCGGTAACAACAATCTTGAACGCCGCCATAGGATCATCAACAACGATAGCCTGTGCATCAGTAATAGCGCTGTTAGCAGGCCAGTATTGAGCATAGGTTGGTTGTTTGGTGGTCGGGTTGGTATAAGTACATCCCAGAAATACGCCAACCATGCCGGTCGGAGTAGCGCTGGTAATACGAGTTACTTTACCGGCGGACAATTGAACCAAATCACCGTAGTAGATGGCGGGAGCAGTATTTGCAATCGCAAATTTACGAGTTGCACCTGCGTACGGCAGACCATCAATACGATTAATTGGCTTTAGCCCGTAAGGGGCACTTACAGTAGGATAAGCCATTTAAAACTCCTAAAAGTTTAGTTTCCTTTACCGAAGCTATGCGAAGACTTTCTCTCTTTAAAGAGAGGCATCCTAGGATCGCTTTGGCGCATCAAGTTATTGTCTACGGCTTCCGTCTGAGCTTGCGTTTGGTTCTGGTAATACGCAGAACGCTGTTCAACAAAGTTTTCAGGAGCCTTGCAAAGCAATAACCCACCAATCTCGATATTGTCTTTGAATCGACTACCGGGATCGATTAGCAGTTGGAACTTTGGTTGCTCTTCAATACGGACCGGTTCCCAACCTTCACGGAGTTTGGACGAAAGGTTACGGGGGTCAGTTTGACCAAGCATGGATACACGTATCCAGCGATAAGCATACCCAGCCTCTTTATCAGGCTCAGGTAGCAATTCAGGCGGTGCCCACTGCTTAGGGCGCTCGCTCATTGCTCGGGTTGCTAATTCGCGTTGTAGTTTGTTTTCAGCCATTTTGGGCCTCCAGTTTTCTGAGTTCAAGGGCGTATTGTTCCGGGGTTAGTCCCAACTTCTTTGCAAGCGCAACTTGACTCGTTCTCAGCTTTATCTTGTTAGAAGCTGTGCTACGAACCGCTGGGGCTACCACTGTGCTCGGCTTTGTGCGAGCAGGCTCGGACCGCGCCTTGTCCTCCGGCTCCTCAATATTGAAATATTCAGGGAACCGCTTGCGGATTGTTCTGTCCAACGCCGCGTAATATTCGTCTGATCCAACCACTACTTCGCCCGACTTTTTGAGCTTCTCGTGTATGCCCAAAGCCGTTGCGGTCATCTCATCGTCTGCCCCATACCACGGGTTGCGTTCTTGCCACGCTTCCAGTCTAGGGTTTAGCGGACGAGGAGCAGGTTGTTGAACCTGATTTGGTTGTGGTTGTAC